TGGGCTGGTTATTCTCCACGTCGCACGAAAGAACGCTAAAGAGGCTGTGACGGCACTCATCAGTGAGATGGGTCTGTACGCAGATGACTTCGAGGACTTGTTGATAGGTGCAGACGAAGGAATCACAGACCCTCTGCAAGTCTTAGGAAGTTACCTGCAGAACAGCACGAACGGCGACGGATGCGATTTCGTCTACCTCATAAGAAATGACACAACCGGCGATATAATTTTCAAAGAAGACGGGTTCTTCGAAGAAAAGACAGTATAACACAAATTCGATTTTCGAGCATCTGAATCAGGAAGTAGGTAAGTGTGTGATGATATGAGGGCTTCCCTAATGACAAATTAAGGAGGAACTTATAATGTCTGCAAATGTCGAGTCGATGTTTTCTGTGCGCCAGGTGCCCTGGCACGGTCTTGGAACTATCATTCAGGAAGCTCCGGATTCCGAGTCTGCTCTCAAGCTGGCTGGTCTGGATTGGTCTGTGAAGCAGGTTCCTGTCCTGTACGAGGGCCAGAAGACGGGCCATCAGTTCAACGTCCGTGAGTCGGATAACCGTGTTCTCGGAGTTGTCGGCGGCAGATATAAGCCTGTCCAGAATGCGGAAGCGTTCGCATTCACAGACGAGCTTGTGGGCGGCGATGTTCGCTACGAGACGGCAGGAAGCCTGGCAGATGGTAAGCGTGTTTGGATGCTCGCCAAGATGCCGGACACTCGTGTCTTGGACGACGTCGTAGAGCCCTATCTGTGCCTGACAAATGGACATGACGGATTCAGCTCTCTGAAAGTGTGCATGACACCTGTTCGTGTCGTCTGCCAGAATACGCTGAACATGGCACTGAAAGGTGCCAAGCGTACCTGGACAGTTCGCCACAGCGGAAATATCAACGCAAAGATGGAAGAAGCTCAGCAGACTCTCGGACTTGCTCAGGACTACATGAAGAAGTTCGCAGAGGAGGCGGAAGAGCTCTACTCCATCAAAGTCAGCCCGGCGCAGTTTAAGAAACTGTCCAATACCTTGTTCCCCACCACAGACGAGATGTCTCGTCGCAAGGAAGAGGCGCAGTATCTTCTTCAGTGCCAGCTGAAAGAGGCGTGGGATATGGACGACCTGGGCAATATCAAGGGCACGGGATGGGGATTCATGAACGCTGTCAGCGATATGTCTACCCACCGTCCGCCGGCTCGTAAGACTGCAAACTATCAGGAGAATATGTTCATCTACACCATCGACGCTCCCGCTCTTCTGGACCAGGCGTTGAAGATGGTTAAGGAGATTGTCTAATGATAGTTAAGGTTGGACCTGTAACTCTTAGAGTGTCGTACCACCTTGTCAAAAAGGTGGGTGACACAGAGAACTACGGATTCGCAATCCAGCAAATCGTCAATACAAAGATAGCAAGAACCTGGACGGTACATGACCTGGAAGCCGTCAAAAATTTCATCAACCATCTTGTGGAAAAAGAACTCTTAAAAGAGTTCGACAATCTATAAACAAACCATGGGAAGCCTTCATATCATCACACACCATAGTTGAAGGAGGAAATACCATGGAAACAAGAACAGTATGGCAAATGGTTTGGGACGACTATCAGAAATGGTTATACAAGACACTGAGAGGTTTCGGACCGTTCAGCCTTGACAGAAAGAAAAATAGTGCGATTGGTCTATCTAAGGTAGTCAACTCCATTTTGGCGATAATCGGTACACCGTGGATAATCGCTCATTGGGTCGCATTCTGTAACAAGAATGTTCGCCCTCAACGAACCTGTAATAAGGTTGGATATTGTATAGCTCTTATAATTGCACTTGTATTCGACCTTATTCCTCTTTCTGCTCTCGGAGTATTTTTATATGCGTACTATTTACACCCAGCTCAAGGTCTACTAAAATGGGTAACGATAATACTCATATATGCGCCGCTATTCTACGCAGGAGTAAGCAAGCTACCGTACCTGTTCATGAATGACCCGATTATTCGTGAAGAAGAACATCAAAATCAGGAAACTGAAATTGAGTATCTTACAGATTACGAAGATGACGAAGAACAAGAAGAGGAGGAAGACGTCGTAGAAGAATTCCCGTTCTGTCAAATCTTCCGCCTTGGTGGAGACAAAGACCTACACATCATGAGAGTGGAGTATTGCCCAGACGAGACAGCATTTATAAGAGTCGTATCCAATGATTCTTACACCAAGCCTTACAAGCGTAAGGTTCAACGAGACAAACGAGGAGAAAGATTTATCTTATTCAATAATGAAAGATTTTATCTTGACCCCAACAAAACTCAGCCTAGAATGCCTGAGTAAACAATTATCCCCATCGGCCTTATGGTCGGTGGGGATTTTTTTTTGTGAATTCGTACTCCAGATTTTACAGTCTACAATACTGACCAGAATACTGTATCATAATTTATTCTTAGAACATTGGCGATTGAGCTCACTTTCCCTAGAGCTCTTCACCTCCTGGCAATTGTAGTCACTCATTTTTCTTAGGCGCCGAGTGCCAGTTCCAGCGCCACCTATATGACCTATGGGCTAATCGGGAATGTCTTCTTCTCCGACGAACTGAACGACGCAACCACCGTTCATATTCACGTTCGTCTGGTTAAGACCGTTCATCAGATTAAGCTCTTTCACAGGAAGAATGATTGCATTCAGACGAGACATCGTGATTCGATTACCCTTGATTCCGTTATCAGGGTCACCGTAAATCTCTTCCTCTGCCTGCTCTACGAGCTTCAGCAACTTCTTCTCTGCAATCTCCTTCGTCCACAGCGCCTTACCGGTGGCCTTGTCTCTCGCCTCTTCCATCAGAGCGTTGTAGTAGCTATACACATGAGGCAGGAAGAACATACTTTTGGCAGCACGAGAAATACGAGTTCTGGATTCTTCGTCCAGAGTTTCGCCATTCATTTGTGCGTATGCTTCCTCCCGAGTAAGGCCATTGTAAACGATGAGATGAATGAATTCACGCTGGCGAGGGAGAAGAGGACGAAGGTTAGGGTCTCTTGCCATACTTATTTCTCCTTCCTCAATAATTTTTGGAGACCCACCCGGTCTGTTCGACCGCGACGCTGGACACGCCGAGCCCATTGGGTGGGTCTATGGGCTTTATGAACATGGAGGACAACACGGAGGCCTCCATAGTTTATTATAAAGGTTTTTGCTCAGATTGTAAAGAGGAGATTTGAAAAAGTTTCTTTTGGCCACTCTCCGCCAGCCACTTGGCATAGCACACAGGACCCATACCGAGCTTTTGAGAGTCTAAAGACTTGAGCCGCCTTCCGCATCTTCTACAGATGTGCTTTACTTCTTCCTTGTTCATACGCTTTCTCTCCGCTTGAAATCCCCGCACCGCGCACTTACCGCGACAGAGCACAGCTTACCAGACACCGCGCACGTCGCGCGGCCATCACCGTTCTTTTGTAGGTGCTCGCAACGTGTGCAGTTTTTTGCCTTCGGGTTTCGCAGACAGGCGAGCTCGTGACGGTCCATCAGCGCACGAGTCTTCTTTAGCGTACCGCAGTATTTACATTCATACGCAAGAACTCTTGTAGCCATTACTTTATCACCTCTTTACAGAATATTCACCATGACGTACTCTACAGCAACGTCATCCTCGATTAGCCCGGTCTTGATGCCCTTCTCAGCAAATCGAATAATCTTAAGAGCATCAATCAACTCTGCGATTGAATAGTGCCCCTGCTTTTCCTTGGCCATCTTTACCTGCCACGCCGTCAGCCCCGTCCGCTTGACAGGCTCCGACTGGTCTCTACCCAAGCCCTGAACCATGAGAATCTGTTTGAAGCCATTGTACAGAACAGACAAGGTGAGAACAGAGGGTTCCGCGACAGCCTTCGCCTTCAGCAGATAATCAAACGCCTGTCTGACATTTCTTGTGAGAATAGCGTCTGTAAACTGAAAGGTAATATCTCCAATGGGCTTGTAGATTACGCCACTGTCGACAAGATACTTCACAGCCTGCTCTGCTCCACACCCCGTCGCCGCCATATAGTGACGAACCTTATCTGCTTCCAGCTTGATTCGGCTGTAATCGCATTCACAAATCTCTGCAAACTCGACACAGCCTGCCATTCTCATACCAGGAATTAGTCTGGCGACATAGTTGGCTAAAATCGAGGAACTGAGTTTTTGGAACTCACAAAGCCTCTCCTGGTTCTGCTTGTAGAACTTGCTACGCTTATCCATCTTAGAGTAAATAAGGACAAGGTAATCACTGCTGTTCTCTGCGGCGGAAAATACCTTGCCCCATTGCTTATCCGCCTTAAAGAACTCCGTGTCATCTCGCACGACTATCACGCGAGAGCCCGCTGTCATTTTGCGCTGTACAAGGCGCTGGTATGCGTCGCTGACCTTGTCGAGGAGCGTGGGACGAACCTTTACAGCTTTATAGAGATGAGAAAGATATTCGTCCATCACTGCTACTTCTTCTCCGTAGAGAATAATAACTCTGTCGATATCTCCTGAACGAATCTGCTTCTGAAATTCTTGTACTGTCATTTGACTGCCTCCCAATTCTTTGCCAGCACCTCGGGCGAGTTATACGCACAAGATTTCGTTCCACGCTCTCCAGGAACAATCCAGCTTACTCTAATAGATTCACCTCGAGTAAACACCTTCACATCGTACACCTGTCCAACTCGAAGATTTCTGGAACCGTCTCTACCGATGTATCTAAGTAGCATTGTTCTTCCTCTCCTTTCTTGCTTGCTTGGCTCTTTCTTTTGCCTTCCAGTAATCGTGCTCTTTCTTCTTACGGAAGTGCCTGCAATCTTTTACAAGGCACCTTTTTCTTTTCATCTGCTTGACGGAGAGAGTAAATCTATGTAGACAGCACCAACCTACAGGATTTTTACTACCGCCAAGAGGAACCCATTTACCCATCGTCGTCCTCCGTCGTGTCACGGTCTTTCCCGTGCATGGTTGCAATCAGATATTGCCTCCCTCATTTCAAGAATCCACATATCCAAGGTGGCATCTTTCTTGACACCCACAAGAGTCAACTCCTGTGCGTACTTAGAGCAGATACGAAGCATCTTGGCGTACACCCGACTATCAGAATACCCGTCGCTCTCCATGATTCTACGCATAAGAACGTGATTAAGCATCTGGAAAAACAGGTCGGGCTCGTACCCGTCTCCGTCTTCCTTGATTTTAATTCTCTGCCCAATCTTGAAAGCGTTGACGCCTGTTACAACTCCAATCTTATCGACGACAAGGCTACAGAAGGCTAACAGTTCTTCCACGTCCATGGCGGCATATCGCTCTACCTGCCCAAGGTTGTCCGCGGCGCACACGATGAGCGAACGAGCCACTCCGTCAAGTGACTTGGCTGACTTATTCAAAAGGCTGTCCAGGTACTCTTGACGCTGTTGCATAGTATAAGGCGCCACAGGAATTACAGTACCACGAGACCTAAGAGTTTCCAATGCGTTCTCCGCATTCTGCACCGTCAGCACAAAGTAGGCCTGGCGCGGCGGCTCCTCTGTGACCTTTAGAAGGGCATTCTTAGCGGCGGCGGACATGCGGTCTGCATCTCTGAAGATGTACACGGTGTCTCCGGAACATTTATAGCAGTTCTTGACAACCTCTCTTACAGCGTCTACAGACAGTTCGGGCTCCACCAAGAATGCTTTCATCTGCTTCGTGAGCCACTTTGCGAGAGTGTACTTTCCTGAGCCCTTCACACCCGTGAGTATTAAAAATCGAGGAACTGTGTTGAGCTCAACCATATCGCGCAACTGGCCCCTTACAAATTCTTGACCAATCAAGTTGTCCACTTCCCTTCGTACATCTCTTCAACGGTTCCGTCACGATGGTAAACCATATGACGAATCCAATGATTGTGCTGAAATACGTGAGCATCGATTCTGTCTTCCTGAATAGACAAGTGCATACTCTCACCGTTCTGGTTGATACTCAGAATAAAATGGCCATACAGTTCATGATTATTCATCAACTTTACCAGACCGTCACGGTCGGTGGAATCAAACTCAATGGATTTCATATTTTCCTGATTCCATTTGTGCTCGCTCACCTTTTCGTCCTCCTCGAACCTGGGACAGCCCGACACCAACACGGTTTCCAATTTGCTCAGCCAATCGCAAGGCACATAGATATCTTTTCTGTGTTTACAGATTTCACATCTGGTCATGACTCGGTCATACATATTCAGGCCTCCTGTCTTGGGGTGTCGAACAAGAACACGCTGGACTGAACAATCGCCTTGGGATTAGACTCCCAACGCAGACCGGAATTGAGTTCACGCACCCATTCCAGAACGGCGAGAGCAAGGTCGATATCATCATCCATCAACCTCTGCTTATACTCAGGAAGGGCGGGGATGTTGACGTACTTGAAATCATGGAAGGTGCAAAACTTACAGACGTCAAGAACGAAATACTGAAACTGCTTGATGAACTGCTTCAGGTCTTTTCCACTATTGTACACATCTTCGATGAGCTTCACGGCCTGACCCTTGTTTCCACACTCCATCTGGAACAGCAGGTCAAAATGTGTGCTGTAATCAACGGTTCCAAGAGCTCTTACAGCATCTTTGACGGTAACCGTGTCTGTGAGAGACAAGCATTTGTCCAGCATCGTGATAGAGTCACGCATACCGCCGTCCGCGAGTTTGGCGATATACTGAATAGCTTCCTCTTCCACCTCGTATGCCCCATCCGGACCGCCACTCTCCAAAACCTCATTGTTCTCGCAGGCGACGATGTAACGAAGACGCTCGATAATAGAGTCCAGCGAAATCTTGCTGAAATTATACCGCTGAACACGACTGAGAATCGTGGCAGGAATCTTCTGCGGGTCCGTGGTACACATGATAAAGATTGCAGTCGCGGGCGGCTCCTCCAAGAGCTTCAGCATAGCATTCCACGCACCGATACTGAGCATATGACACTCATCGATGATGTACGTTTTATAGTCGCAATCCAAAGGCTTACGACGAGCGCCGTCGATGATGTCACGCACATTGTCCACACCGTTGTTAGACGCCGCATCCACCTCAATAGGCGAACCCTTACCGCCGTTGATATCATTCGCGAAGATACGAGCCGCTGTGGTCTTTCCGCACCCAGCAGGCCCACAGAACAGATAGGAATGCTGAAAAGTTCCTGTTTCAATCTGGTCCATCAAGATATCCTTGATTGCAGACTGCTCGACCACATCATCGAAAGTTGCCGGGCGGTACTTGACCGCGAGAGTTTGTCTTGCCATTACTTATTTCCTCCTCAAATAAGAGTCTTGATTTCCGGACGACGTCTTTTAGACACATCCTTATTACGGCGACGCTCTTCTTTCACGGTGGCGTGAGGGAACACAACCACATCCAGCGCACGAACCGTCTTCCCCTGCCAATCGTATGTGTCGATTTTCATAAGACGGTTTTTCCACACACTCATCGTCTGCTCAATGTTGGGGTCAAACTGTGCGAACTTCTTGGCGCCTTCGATTGCCTGCAGAATTCGAGCTCTGAAAATCTCTTTCACGATGTCCACATCGTACATGGGTCTGTAATCCTTGTTACCCGTGCCTCTGCCTCCAACCTTATTGAAGCGAACACCCTTCTTCTGAAGTGCCTGCTCATATTCAACGGGCATATAGTATCTGTTCACTTCATGAAGCCGAGTCTTGTTGTTCGTCACCATGATGTTGTACAAACCGCCCATCAGAGTGTTGGGATGAATACCTCCCATTCTGTCAAGAGCGGTTGCAAGGTCCTGACCGGGAAGAAGACCGTTATACACCAATGAATCCAGAATGTCGATACCGGACACAAGTGTCTTCTGAATGATTCTGCCCTGCCCCATATCCACAGAAACGAGAATATGCGGAGACCTATCAATGTACTGAACTTTGTCTTTCACCTTGTTCATATGTTTATCCTCCTCATTGTTCAAATTTTAACTTCCAACCGCCGTTCTTCTTTGCGATTGTGAGTATCTTGTTTACCTTCTTCCTCGGTCCGTTGAGTATGAAATCGTAAGATACTTCTATATACCCACCCGACTTAAACTCAATGCGGACACGAGGCCACGGTTCGTAGTAAATCCTACCCATATCAGGTATTGTAGAATTTAGACGCCACCATGTCCGCAGTATGGGTCCACAGAACATTGTTGAATCTGCGGATGGCGACATCCAGATTGTCCCACTCGTCCTTTTCATACGCTCCCATGTGGTGGCGAATACAGGCAACCTCCTCAGGAGTCAACTGAATAAAGGTGCTTGCGATTGCGACACTCTTAGAGCCGTGCCCGGGGCCCCACACAGAAGGACGGTCATCATACTTGAATTTTCGACCAGGTTCACCACTTGTGTCTCGCTGATATCTGTCCACCTTACACAAGTCATGGAACAGACCGATGATAACCGGACTGCACTTTCGCTCCCAGTCCAGATGAAGAGCATCTGTCAGCTTGAGAAGCTCAGTGGCGACACGATAGCTATGGTCAAACAAACCGCCCTCGTAGTCACCATGAAATCGAGTGCTTGCGGGTTGAGTGAAAAACCCCATGTTATGTAACAGCTCAATTACTTCATCCATGCTCATGGCGACACCACTGGCGTAGGTGAAGTTGACTCCAACACTTCGACACAGGGCGGCAAACATTGTTTCGCGTTCAAACTCAGACATCATATGTTGTTCTCCTTTTCAATGTATTCAACCAACTCACGCATCACACGAGAGTCAATTACAAAGTAATCAGGCCCATCAGGCTCAAACCGAAAAGCAAGAGACGACCTGAAAAATCCTTGCTCAAATGCCTGCTCTTTCATCTTCTCCATCCACGCCTTCTGAATAGAAAAAGACGACTGAGGCTTTGTAGGCAGTTTGGCTTCTACGAAGAAAGACTGGGTATGCACGTCTCCTCCGCCGAATCTTGTACCACCCGAGTTACATTGAACTCGTCCACCCAGAAGTTTAGCTATCTCTTTTTCTTGGGCCGCCGAGAAGTCCTTTCCGAGGTTTTTGCTCAACTTTGGGTTCCTCCTTCCTATGTTCAATTTTCTTGGTCACTTCCGCCTTTGCGGGTGAATGACGTTTGGTTCTATAGAATTCCCACTCTGCTGGAGTTGAAGACACTCCATATTTGAGCTTGTGCAAGGCATCTTTCGTCTCCGCCGACTCGGGCTGATGGGACAGAAGTCGATAAGCTATATTTACAATCTGCTCATCTCTGAACGGCAGGTTATACCCTGTACTGGCATCGAAATCTTTGAACTGCTCAGAAAAGATTACCGACTCTGCTTCTTTGGGGTGCTCTTTCTGCAACTTTACGAGTTCCACTCCCCACTCTGCCCATTGTGCGTCAGACACGAGATTCATATCCAGCTCGTAGTAAATCAAGGAATGAACAAGAATCTGATATCTACGTCTCTGAATAAGCGCCGCAACCTCGTTATCATAAGTAACAGGTTTTTGCTCTTCCGGCTTCGGAATTTTAATAAGTGACATAACTCATCCTCTCAGTTTTTTTTTGAATTTGGCATAATAGGTTCTGGCTGTGGGCTCAGTGAGTCCGAACTTCGCCGCCGCCATCTTGGAGCCCTCTGACTCGAAAATACTGCACAGGTCCTGCATAGAAGATACGCTCCACCGATTGTTTACTCTTTCAGGAAAAGGACACTCATCATACTCTGCATCGTGCCCCTCTAAACAGAGTTGAACTCTAAGAGCTTTGTCTGCCTGCTCCATCTGCCAATCTTTCAGATAAGTTATCTTACTACCCAGCTCTTCTACAGGAATAGAAGTTACTTTATCTAAAAGAATTATGGACACTCCTCCGTTTATCACGACAGGTACCTGAGTAGGGTAGGCTTTTTTGACACTGGTGGTGAGAGGGGCAACTGTTATCACACCAGAATTAAGATTGCAGGTATTATTTGATACGACAAGAACAGGTCTTGTTTTGTTTAACAGATGGGGCCTATTATGAACAGGACAGTTCCACCAGTAGATATCTCCACGACTTATCATACAACATACCCCATCTTTCTCAGGTCTTCAAGCACCTCGTTGAAAGTATCGCCGGACACCACAAACCTGCCGTTTACGAATGCCTCGTAATGCTCCATGACATGACGGATTTCAATCTTTTCTAACTCCATTGTTTACCTCCATGGCGTATTCAATTCCGCTCTTTGCAATCCACCCGGACCATGTGATTTCGCTCAGCTTCTTGTCTACTTCCTCTACTGCTTCTCGTAGCTCTTGCTCAGTTTCAAAAGGATTGATATGAAAATGCTGCCCGCACTCAGGACCAAGCCCGTAAAGACGACTCACAGGGTGCGTCAAAGGTCTTCCGCACTTCATGCAGTAGTCTGTTCTAAGACGACGAGCCTTAAGGGACATATACACCATCCCTCGTGTCTCTTTTAGAACACGACCTGCCATCACTCTAAAAGGCATGGCTTTTTTGTTATTCCAGTTGATATTGAAATCCATTCCTTCCTGAGTCATCCAGTTCTTGACCCTGACAATATACTCCTTGCCTACCCTTAAAGCAGTACCGGGGATATGATTAGGCGTGGCGGGTTTTGCAACTTCTTCATCTACGCGGTTTGCTTTATACACAACCTCCACCATCTGCCCATCAGGAGCTTCAAGTGCTTTTGCAACATCTTCAGACTCTCTTTCTATACTCTTCAATAACGCTTCCATAGTATTCACCTCTTTTCAAAATAAGCGCACAGCCGGTTGCCTGGCTATGCGCTTATTATACTACATATTGCGATTCTTGTAAAGAAGTTTTTTAAGAAAACGCCGCAAGCACTCGGTCGTTGAGCTCGTCCCTCCAGTCCTCATTTTCTTCTAAGAACTGGTGCAGTCGAGCCTTTCCCTGGAACTTGAGAGCCTCTCCTTCATTGAGTGCCACCTTGCCGTCTTCATCCATGATGCTGAACCAAGCACCTGCGGCGTTGATAATGCCAGCACGAATACAAAGGTCGATGATATCCGAAATATGGTCAATACCTGTGAGATACTTCAAGGTGTAAAACCCGGTTTTTCTGTCAGACTTGAACACCTTAGACTTGACCACTGCGACCTTCACAAGATTGCCCGCGGGATTTTCAGAATTGCGAGGGATAGAGTTTCCCTTATCGTCGATATAGTCGCTCTTCTGAAAAGACATACGAACAGAGCAGTTGTGTCTCCACGCTCTACCACCTGTCGTAGTGGTGCCGCCGTATGCGCTATTCATGTCCTCTCGTACCTGATTGATTCCAATAAGTGTGCAACCTGTACGAGCACAAATGGGAATCATCTCCTTGCTGAACAGCGTGAGAGCCATTGAGATGCCGCCGTATGTGCGGTCTTCAATGGTTTTGGCGTATGCTTGGGCGCTTACCATTGCCGCAAGAGAGTCCAGCACACACAGGCTGATATCGCCCGTTTCTACGATGGACTTAACAGCTTCAAAGACCTCTTCTGCTGTCTGCTCATCAGGGCTGAAAAGAATGAGGCTGTCAATGTCCACGCCCAATTTCTGCGCCCACTCTGCATCAAGCGTTCTTTCGATATCGACGTATAAAACCTGCTTATCCGGAAACATCTTCTGAGCGCCTGCTACAAGGTCAAGAGCAGTTGTAGTCTTTCCTCCGCCCTCCTCGCCTGCGAACTCAATGATTCTTCCTATGGGCATACCCCCATAGGTCATGTAGTTCATTCTGGGTGAGCTGAACGGAATTCTTCTCACTGCGTCAAAGCTCATGCCTTGCTTACACACATCGGCCTTGAACTTCTTATTCACATCACGAAGTACATCTTCAAGTCTCTGACTCGACATACTCCACCTCCTGAAAGAATGGGCGGCACTTTTGATAACATTCGTCGCACATAACCACCGGGTCGCCCTTATCGTCGATGGCTATATGCTCAGCGGAGCATTTACATCCGCATATCACGCATCTCTGACCCATCATACACCTGACTGTTTCGTAAGGTCAATTTCTGCAATTCGCATACTGAGAACCTTCTTCACGGAGTTCAGCATCTCCCACGCGGCCTCTTCTTTAGACTTGATAGAAGAGCCAGCTCTCTGAAGAACGATTACAGAAATAGCTTCTGCTTGAGCGGCAAGGTCCGCGGCCGTATCCTTATCCGCAACCGTTCCTTGCGCTTTCTCACGCACACGATTGAAGACCTCTTTATACACAGCCTTTGCAACGTCTTCCTTGATTCTGAGCTCCTCACGACGAGATGCCGTCAAATACAAAAGAGACGGAAGATTCAATGTGAAATCCTCCAGCTCATCGTCTGAAACGGGCGTGCCCTCATCGTTGGTTAAAATCTTATCGATTTGGCTCATATAGGAATCCAACTCTCCGCAGGCCTCATTTACAAACGTCTTAACCATAGAGCGAACAACCTCAGAAAGATTTTCAACTCTATCGTTATTCTTACGAACAGCATCCAGGTCTACAGAAGATGCGAGTGCAAGGTTCATATCAGCCATTAGAATCTCCTCCTCGCGTATTCCGCCATGAGCATAGCCTCCGCCATTCCATCGCTGGGTTTACGACTTCTTACGGTGGGAAGCAACGACACATGGGGAAATAGTTTACGACACACCTCAATGGAGGTGTTTTTATCAGACGTGACACAGAATTCTTTCTTCCAGGTCTGCGGAGGTACAAGTTGATAAGGGATATCGAAGGCCTGTAATAGACCTTCGATATATCCCAAATTGTGCCCAAAGTTAAACATAGACACAACTCCCTGACCGGGCATAGCACCCACTTTCTCTAAACAGCACACGGACGACGGGCCCGATGCAGCCTTGAGAATGGCGGTGTATGCGCTTTCATGAAAGGGTACCACAGTACACTGGCCGTCCTCGGTGAGTAACGCGAGAGCGCCGCTCTTACCTGGGTCAATACCAATGTACGTTTTCATCACTTGCTCGCTCTCCGCTGAATGGTTTCAATGGCCTTACGAGCCATAGCGGCCGCCTGAATGGACTCAGCGGCGGCCTCTTCGGCGCGGTGCTTGATGAAATTCAGGATATCCATCTTCACCTTGTCCTCTTCATTGTTCTTGACCATCGCAAAGAAGACATCCGTGAGATTGTCGACGTCGTCCATGGCACCAACAGCCTCGTCCACTTCCTCACGGAGCACCGCGTAGCTTTCGTGGTCCGAATTGTTCACGGCGCCGAATTTGACAGACGCCCGACCGTACTCTTCGCACTCAGCGCATACAACACTCTTAATCAGTTCTTCCATAATTTACCTCCCGGCCTTCTTACAGGCTGTTTTATATTGACACCACCTACAAGGTTTTGTGTCGACGTGCATAGGGGGTGGAACCTGGCGCTCTACATAACTGTCGCACTCCAGAATCTTATCCACCCGAGCTTGTTTCATCTCCTGAGTTACATGATACACCTCAGGGCACTCAAGACTACAATTATCTCTGTTCTCGTACAGAACAAGGGCGTCTTCCAGGTCCAGGCACATACAGTAAGTACAAACCTGGTCTTCATGAGCAGAATCTACATGATTCTTAGTGACAGCGGACGGGTCTTTATCGTCATGACCGTACTTGAACGAAATCTGATTCTTGAACTCGAACAGGTAATCAGTACCCGTAGAAATTCTACGAACAATACCGTCGCACATAAACGAGATGTTCAGAACCTTGTGACGAAGAGAAGTTTCTACGCCCCTCTTGCCCCTCACTTCAATGTCCAGGCATTTACCTTCCGCCCACTTTTTACGAAGATAATCCTCGACATCCAGATACTGCCAGTCGTAACCTAAAAGGGGCATCTGCATGAGTGCTTCCTGAATGGCTACGTGACGACGAGTACCTGTGTCTGCCATGCCCACAGAGCAATAGTCCGTCTTAGAATCATCAGGTGTTGCTCCGGTCACCTGAAAATACATCTGACGCAAACACACCATCGAAGAAGGTTTGTAGCTCTGGCTGGGTTTTCTTCTGCCCTTCTGGTCAGTGACTTCGATGGCGGACATGACGTCCGCCAAGAAGGCCTTGTTGATAGGTTGCTTCTTAGCGGCCGCCTGTACCAGTAAACCCAGCTTTCGCCGAGAATTAGCCATTCGCAGTTTCCTCGTCCACCATGAGAGCCATGACCTGCGTTACCTTACCCGCGGTGAACTTGAAGCAGTCCTCTTCACCGTAGTAGAGCTCCACAGACTCTTCCGGGCAAGAGTCCACAAGGCTCTTGAGCATATTGATGTTGGCACAGCAATGGAACGGAGCGAAGGACTCACTCTGCTGATACGGAATCAGCTCATTGGAGCTGTTCTTCTTGCTCGCGACCTGAATGCCGTCCTTGGTGAAGGTGAAGTATGCGCCGCCCTTATCGTAAGGCTCGATGAAGATTGCAAGACGGCTGATGACGTCCTGAATGGCAATCTTGGACAGCTTGCAATGGCTGGGGAACTCAACCTCCAGATACTGGGAGACAGCGTCGACGGGATACTCTTCCTTACCGTCGTACTCCACACCGTACAGAACCATATCCTCGGATTCGAAGAGGAATGCGCCGTCCTTGTACCACCAGTTGATTTTTTCCTGCTTGAACAGAGACAGCATATCCATCATCTCTGCAGACAACAGGTACTCGCCGCCCAGAACATCCATGTCGTTGAAGCAGATACAATCCGCATCAGACGTGATGACACGCTTGCCCAGAAAATACCCGCAAAGGGCGGGAGTATCGACCGTCTTAGCCAGACAGGGCTTGTTGATGTCCAGAATGTTCTTCACAGAGGTCAGATTGATAATCTGGCCCTCCCCCTCTTTCGTGAAGCTGTACTCAGGGAACTGAACGACGCCGTCTTCGTCCACACACAGGTCGATTTCGTAGCGGCCGTTTGCATGAACAATCAGCTTATCCGTCATTTCCAGCGTGACAGAATCACTGCTGATGCGGCTGATAAGGGCCGAGAACTTGGAAACCGGGACCACCGCGTACATATCCTCACCCTGAATCTTGTCCGCACGGACCTTCAGAGTGTTTGCGGTATCGGTGGTTGTGAGAGTCAGAACATTGTTCTTCATCTCGATGCACATCATGCTCGTGATGGGCAGGAGCTTATTCTCCGAAGCGCCTTTCACAGAGCGTGCCACCATGTCCTGAAACTTGACGGCGGGGATTGTAATTTTCTTACTCATTGTTTTGTCCTCCTTAAATTATTTACCAGATAAAGTTAGAGTTTGCCATCTCACCATTATCTACCAGAAAATCCTGAGCAGTGGCACTCTTATTCACAGCCGTGATAAAGTAAATCCACTGAGCAATCTCTTCGGCAGATGCCCAACGATGAAGTATAGCCTCGTTCAGAACTGCGTCCAGCTTATTCTTGTCCTGAACGATGTGCTCATTGATTGGCGTGTACACGCCGCCAGGGGAAATACTGTTGCACACCGCGCCGTATTTGGCCACTCTCAGTGCGAGATTCTTGGTGTACGCAACGACACCGCCCTTGCTGGCCGTATACCGGGGAAACTCTGCGCCGCTGTGTGCGCTTGCAGATGCCACAGTACACACGGCCTGAATACAGGGCTGGTCTGCATAGGCTTCGCAGAAATTGATGAGTCCGACGAGGTTCACATCAATGCTGTCGTCATCTTCCTGAGTTCCGGCATTTGCGATTACAATTTCCGGAAATTCAATATCAGGAAGAGCGTCTCTGACATCCGCGATGTAGTGATGATAATTCGGAGCATGAATAAGGAAATCACTGTCCACAGGATTCTTATCAATTCCAAACACATCATACATCAGGTTACTGTGGTCATCTCTTACGAACGCAAACAGTTCCGCGACAGCCTTTCCAATGCCGCTTGACGTACCTGAGATAATTACTCGTGTCATCATACACCTCATTATACCCTCTCCAGGTAGGCCTTACCTACACCGTCCTTTTCCCACTTCTTACAGACTTTATAACCGATGGGGCTGAATACGACCTCACACAGCAACTCCGCGACACAGCCCGTAATGGAGCAGAACACAACCTGCTTCATGGTCCACCCGAACAAAACATGGCTGACAATCACGGCAAATACGAAGTTATCCACAAATTGAGCTACCAGAGTAGACACATATGAACGAACAGCGTATTCCGTAAAAGTGCTATTTGCATACAGGCTACCGATACCGTAGTTGATAAACGCATTTACGATAGACGATACAATGAATGCGATTGTACTACCCATGAGAACATACCAGGTGCCGCCGATTGTATTATTCAGCGCCTGATTTACAGCGACTTCGTTGAATGTATAGAACTCGGACCAGTTACCCGGGATAAGGGACACCAGCTTCATCACCACACACACAACCAGGTTCATCACAACCGCGAACAACGACAACTGAATAGATGCCTTGGGCCCGAATCTCTTGGTAATCATGTCCATGCACAAAAAGCTGAGCCACGATACCGTGAATCCGCAGTCCAACGCCAGCCACGACAGACCCGTCGCGATTTCCTTATTCGCGAGAAGGTTCATCAAGATGACCGACACGGTGAAGAAAGCCACTACCGCGGCCGGGACGGACTGCATGAGTCTCTTCCAGTCCCTGAGTTCCTTTTTGAAATCCATTGTTGATTTCTCCTTTTTATTTTTATTTTGAGAGAGGGTTTCAAAGGAATACAAAACTCTCTTGCTCAATCAAATGAGTGAACGCTGGCGTACCAGCACGGGCTTATAACGATAGTTCTTAGCCCAGTCCAGCAGAAAGTCGATGTTAAACCTGATTCTTTCTGTATATTCTGTCCCGAGCTTGGACATATCGTAACCCTTAGATTCCACATAGGCCTGAATTTCACGCTGTGCGGCCTTGGGCATCATCGCAATATGCTGAGGGCTGTGACTGCTCTTCTCACTGACGAGAACAGAACCATACTTGGTCATAATAGACCCGTTTGCCCCATTCATCAACCAGCTTGTAGAATCCGCACTTGTGAACGGATACATCTCCAGCACATTTAGGCTCGTCATACCGAAAGCGTGAGTGCAGATATCCGGATTAGAGCTATGCTTGATGATATCAAAGCATTTATCGATGAACTTGATTTTGTCCTTGACGGGCTTGTCATTGGCGGGGGAAATACCCATATACCAAATCTTGTCCCCTTCCGGACTCCTATAATCCAAAATATTGTGCAACCACTTGAAGTCTTCCCCCTGGTGAAAAATTGGAAGCAGTTTTTCCGGGCTTTTCAAGCGTTCTCTCATATAGAGATAGTTGTTCCAGCTCATCTCAGGCGCCTCTGCTAACTCTTCACGAGTTTTGGGGTGCCTAAACTTTCCCGGGATTTTGTCCACCTGAGCGAAGACATGAACATCATCATCGATACTATTGAGGTACTCGATATATGCGTCCACGTCAACCTCAGCATCACGAGTGTGCGCTGAAAAGGCTCCAGAGTCAATGAGCAGATACCCTCTGCACAGCCCTTCGTTTCTTCCTGCAATCCAACCATCGATGACGTTACGGTCAAGAAGCTGGCTCGCGAGACGATTTGCTCCTTTTCTCTTAAGGTCTTCTTCAAAAACCTTGTTCAAGCTACCTGCGAAATAGAGCTGAAATCCAGGTAGCGGTGCAACGCGAGGTGGCGTCGTAGGTTTTACAGGTTTTGTTGCGATAAGCGACATAGTTTCACCTCAAAATAATTTCTTCGTATTGTCCAGAATGACGGGTTTAAGTTTTCTTGAAGCCATGTACTCCTCAATTTCGGGAATCCATGTACGAATACCCAAATCTCGAGCGGCGGCATCTAATCTTCTGAGCCACATCATTCTAGATTTGATGCTTTCCTCATCGATTTCGATACCGAACTCCACAGGACACCGTAACTTCCAGTTACGACCGAACTGCGACAGACCAATAGATGTTGTTCTTGTGCTGTGAGAATAATAGAATCTACAATGCGGCATTCCGCAGGTAATAGACCGGACAGGGTGAATCAGACACCTGTAAGTCCCATCTTTCTCGAACAACCATCTGCACCGGGGCTGAATATCTCTGTCGGGCCACCCCACATGAAGAGCTTCTTCAAGTTTGGGCTTGGGAACACAGTAGAACACAACGTGTTTTCCGTTAATGAGGTGATGTTCCTCCCGGATTAGAGTTTCCAGCTCACCCACAACTTCAAAACTCAACCCCCAAACCAAGAAATCTTCCGGGTTGGCTTTCAAGATTCTGTTCATGCCCTCTTGAGTCCAAGCATTGGTTTCCCATGGGCAACACTTTCCGCACATCTTACAGTCATCCTTGACGAAGAACGACTCATTCAACCTGATACTCGTAGGAGGAAGAACACCGAAAGGTTTGCCGTCCAACACAATAGGTTCACGAGCAACCTTGTTGATGTACTCCAATAGCTTATAGGTACTATCTACAGACACATCACACCTCCAAAGGCTCGCCGTACCAGACTCTTGTGACTTCAGCGTCGCATTTCATAGGAACTCTGATTTTTTCTGCCGCGGCTCCCACCATCAAAGAAGACAGCAGTTCAGCGCATTCCTTGGCATTCGCCTCAGGACACTCGCAAATGACTTCGTCATGCACCTGAATGAGCAAATGGCAGTCCAGTTCCTTGAGTCTCGGATTATCGTTGATTGCAATCATGGCCAGCTTCGTCATATCAGCCGAGCTTCCCTGAATAATGCTGTTGACACATTGTCTTTCAGCATCGGCAATCTTACCACCGTTGTCTGTGATTTTGATGCCTTCTTCACGAGCCCGCATAATGATATCACGCTTTTCCTTACCGCCCCAGGTTTTCTCCAACTGCTTGATGTACTTCTTCTTTACAGCGGGGTCAACCTCTGCTTCGCCCTGGTCTTCTTCCCACGACAGCGGGTCAAATGTGGAAGGACCACCTGCCATGAGTTCGAACTCATAAGGCTCAAGCTGTACATCTGGTAGACGACGCTTTCTACCCCACGCGGTTTCTACATATCCGTATTCACGAGCGTGAGCAAGAACATCGTTCATCCACTTCTTGACCTTTGGAAATTCGGTGTAGAATGTATCTACGATTTTCTGCGCTTCCTTGGTGGAACAATTCAACTGCTCCGAGATAGCCTTTGCGCCTCGTCCATACATGATACCCAGAATGATGGACTTTACAGAGCTTCGTCTCTTCGCACCTTCCGGGTTCTTTGTCCCGTCTGGCCTGAATTCCTTGCACTCCTCATACGGAACCTTGTAGATTTTCTCTGCAATCCAGGCATAGATATCCTTTCCGTCAATGTATGCCTGAATGAGGTGCTCGTCATGACTCATATGTGCAAGAGTTCTTGGTTCCTGCTGAGAAAAGTCGCTGGATATAAGTACAAACCCTTCCCGACCTCGGAACATCTTTCGAATTTCCTTATTATGAGACGGGATATTCTGCATATTGGGGTCGCTGGAACTGAATCTTCCAGTTGCCGCACCGTACTGGTGGAAGCTACAATGGATTCTGCCTGTCTTGGGGTTAAGAATTGAGGGCATCTTGTCGACGTAGGTGGACAACAGCTTCTGAGTCTCTCGATATTCCAAAATCGCCTTAGACAACGGTGTATCAAGTCTGAGTAGAATGTCTTCACCTGTTCCTCTAGGCTTTTCCTTATCAGGAGACGTAAGACCCAGAATGTCATACAAGATGACCGCGAGCTGTTTGGGACTTCCGACGTTCACAGGGTCCGTGAGACAGGTTCCAGGGTTACGCATTCTAAAGTCTGCGATTTCCTCTGAATACATGGCGAGTACCTCGTCGATGTTCTTCTGCCTCTCCGCCATCTGTGCGTTATACTTGTCTGACAACTGTTTTGCGAACTCGAGGTCCAGACAAATACCGCGGTCTTCCATGTCCGCCACCACTTTGATTATAGGCATCTCAATATGGCGGAATACATAGTAAGGACCAGGCAACTTTTCCTCTGTGAGGTGCTTTTTCTGGAACTCCATCAGTTCCCACGTCTTGACGGCGTCACCCGCGGCATACAGATACGCAGTGGTGACGGGGATATGCGTGAAAGGAATACCTTCAAACAGCTTATCGTAGGTGAGAGATTCGTTATCCTGAGAATTACAATACTTAAGGTGAAGGTCTTTCAACCTATGAGATTCATTCTCATTCAAACAGCTACCTGCGAGCTGAGTATCCCAATATGCAGAAAGCTCTACTCCAAGTTGATTTCTACAAACTCGAATATCGAACTTTGCATTGTGGAACACCCACTTCACACCCGCATCTTCCGCACGTCTGAGCTCCGCCGCCATGTCTGGCATAGACACCTGATTAGACGACAGAACACCAGTCACATAGCTCACATGATTCAGCGGTATGTAACAAGCCTTACGACCTGGAACGTACAAGCACACGCCGGCGATGGTTGTAGTTATGGGCTCCAATGACGATGTTTCTGTATCGATTGCCCCATATCCGAACTTTATGATATCGTCTACATAAGCTCGGACGTCTTCCGCAGTCCTGAGAAGCTCGTACTTGTCTTTGTACTTGCCCAACTTGGTGTTGACAACTGCAACGATAGTAGAGATTCTCTCGTACACGCTCTTTCCGCCCTTTACGGTAGGAGTAGCCACCACCGCCTTGGAAGCCCGTGAGACAGCGGTGGCATCTCCTGTACGAGTAGACCTTGGAGGGAGCTTCTTAAGAAGCCCCATTATTAGAAGGTCTCCTCAGGATTTACAGCGCGACGAGACCCACGACGGCCCTGAGGGGCGTCAGAAGAAGAATGCTGGGCGCGGCGGGAGCCGGACGATGTTGCCCCGGGCGTCGAGGTAGTAGCGGGAGTCTGACGACGAGGAGTGTACCCGGCTGCGTTGTCTGAAGTAGTCCCGCGCCGACGAACAGGAGCGCCTCCCCCTTCCGAAGGGAACTCACCCGTCTCCAGATATTCGTTCATCTCGTCCGCAGTCTTCTGAAGAACGAGGCTGCCCTCCAGTTCGGGCTTATCCATCTGGCTAACATCCTCAGCCTGAACATTGTCCACGGGGTAGATTTCGTACTTGGTGGACTGGTCACCTGCTCGACCGTGACGCTCAATCTCAAAGACGTGCTCACTCAGCGGGCTGTAACGATTGATGAGCCCCTGGAGCTTAGAGATGAACTGACGACCGCGCTCCCAAATCTTGACCTTCTGGTCATCCAGCTGATACATGAGAACAAAACGAGCGGCACGAGCGGGAATGCCAGCCTCGCACAGCGGGCACTTCTCGATAGGGTCACCCGGCATACGAAGGCAGTCCACCTGACGCTCCTTGTCACCCAGCTTGATACGATGAGTGGAAAAAGTGGGAATGTCTTCGATGCTGTCGAACATGAACTGAACACGAGCAACATCACCGTCGTTCTTCAACTGGAACCACTCACTGGAACCGCCGCTGTAATACTTATCTGCCTGTTCGTTGGTAATACGAGCCATTTTTAATACCTCCTGAATGTTTTATAGTTTTTGAAGTTAAAAAGGGAGAGGGTTGAAACCCTCGACGTGGGCGTACTCAAAATCACCGACTGCACAACGCCGGTCTCGGTTGACCCACTTGGGGACATACACATCGTATCCGCCGTTCGGCTTATACAGAATCTGCACCATGGACTTCGGATAGAAAGTCGTGATGGGCTCACCATACAGCGTCTGTCCGATACGAACCTTGATGGCCTTATCGGTCTCACCCAGAATGTGTCGGTTATCGCAGACGCGAACAAGGTCATTGCGACCCGCGTTCTGCGGAATGTTTCTTAAACCACTCATATTATCCTCCTCATATGTCTTCGGGTTTACGGTAGAATCAGTGGGTAATACACCCAACTTACGCCAGAGCGAATCAGATGCCCAGCCCATCAGTCTTCCACCTTTTCCACAATCTGCCGATAGTACAGACCATCGGTGATGATGCAGCGAATAAGCGCCTTGGTCGTGTCTGTGAGCTCCGTGAACGTGTACTGAACAGACAGAGGCCACCCAAACTTGTCCGGATAGACCTTCGTTGCTCGAGACAGGTTATCCGCAGACAGCGACTTCTTGTGGCACAGCACATTGATTCGACGCTTGCACACCGTAATCTCAAACACGTTACGGCCGTTGTACTTGACGATTACGATACGGCCATCCTTGCTGACCTTATACTCCAGGTCCTGGTTGGCATACTCACCAACTTCGAATCTGAAGTATTCGACGATCTGAGCGCCGACGCCGGGAGAGCCTGCGGGGAACTTCATGCTCGTACTGGCCTTCTTCTTGGGCGCAGGCTTATCCTCATCTTCGGACGGAGCTTTCGCACAATCAGAAGTTTCGGGCTGAGGTGTGCCCTCTGCGGGCGCTTCTTGGGGCTCTTCGTCTAAAAGACGATACCACCGCTTGAAAATTGCGGGCGTCACAACCTTCACGGTCTTCTCATTGCCGTCGTTGAACTCCAGCGTGATTTGCAGACCGTCCTCCTTGACGACACGGCCCATAAGGCCTCTCTTCTTGTCGTACACCTCGCGGCCCACAATTCCATTTTTTGTGGCCATAGTTGTTATCCTCCTTAAAAGTGTTTATGTCGAAGTGTGCCAGGCACCTTCAAAAGTATTGTACTACACGTGGCTCAATTTGTAAACAGTTATTTTAAGAAATTATCAAAATACTTCTTGCAAATCAAGCACACCTGAGTCAAGGTCATTTATGTCTTTTCCCTCAGGTATGATATACTGCGTTATTAGCTTAGAAGTACCTACATTCTTACGAATCCGCTCCGCTCCCTTGTACCCTGCTTCATCAGGGTCGAGGCCTAATATCAACTTACGAACGGGTAATTTTCGAAGTATCTCATATTGCTCATGAGCACCGGTGCCCAAAAGAGCCACAGCAGGTATATCAAACTTCCAGCAAGTAAGGCAATTAAACACACTCTCACAAACAACTGCCCGTTCATATTTCTCAGGTTCTCTAAAAAATCGTTCTGCGGCGTAGACAGGTTTTTCAACGTCTCTTGGATAATTGAAGAACTTCGTCTTAACGGAACGGCGAGCAATGAAAGCAGGAGAACCATCAGCCCTAAAACAAGGGAAAGTAATTGAATCGGTATCAGCATCAAAACCAATATCGAACGCTTCAATGAGTTCATCTGTCAACCCTCTTTCGTACATATATGGATGAATATACCTGTATTTTGCAAGTTCCGCCTCCGTAAACGCTGGAATAACTATGCGTCGCCGCGAGACCTTGCGAGACAGCGGCAAGTCAATGGGCTTCCGGGTTTCTATACTCAAAGACACAAAGTTGCGAGATAGCCACTTCTCGCCGTATGCGCCGTCGTCGTCATAACCAAACACCTGAGATATCATCTGAGTTAAACTGCCTGCCCACCCGCAAGCAAAACAGTGACATGACCCATCTATCTTAGAGATACCAAATGACGGTTTACGTTCTTGACCGCCTTTGTGAAAAGGGCACGTGGTCATTATGTCGTCATTTCCTGACAATCGAAACTTATGAAAGACATTTATACCTGAAAGTACGCAGTCATCTCTGAGCTTGTATAGCACCTGCAACTCGTCTTCCAATATAGGATTTCCCCTAACTCTAAACATCAGAAGACCTCCGTCGAATCTTTATAATCGGTGCCTGCGTTCTTTTTGGCGGGCTTCTTCTCTTCCCAAGGAGGTGTATCTTCAGATTTTGCGCTCTCCGTGTCATCAACTTCATCGTTTTCGACGTAGTTAAACACGCCCTTGTCGATGTCCCAAAGATAATTCAGCTTGGTGCCTGTTACACCATTTCTGTTCTTCTGAACACACAGTTCCGCTCGTGCGTCTTTCTGACGCATACTCACGACCACAGACGCATTATAGGCGATACCGTCTGAGTCTCTGATACTCTCCAGACCCGGAGCCTTATCTTCTTTTGCTCCATCACGATTAGACTGCACAACAACGAGAATAGGTATTCCGAGCTCAATGCTCATGTCCATCAGGTCTTCTGAAATATTTGTAAGCTGTGCGGTTACGCTGTCACCCCTTCTTGCTCGCTGGTCTGTGAGATAGCTTATACCATCGATGCCTAAGATATCTAGATTATTCGTCTTAACAAAAGACTTCAACTTCTGAACAGTGACTTTCCTTGCAAACTCTTTCGGGTGAGCTACGAAGAAAGGAGTTTTGTTTTTCTCAAGGTCTGAGATGTACTGCTCATATTCAGGAATTTCTTCGCCCCTCACCATCGACCTGTTAGACATATGGCCATACAGCGTGTCAAAACGGTAACCTGTCTTGCTACCTGACATCTCCGGCTCAATCAAGCCGACTCTATAACCCAGGCGCCATGCGTGTTCAAGTGTCTTTATGAGAACCCACGATTTACCTTGACCAGTTCTGGCGAAAATAACAACAAGCTCTTCGCCCCTGTGCCAACCACCTGTGATGTCGTCCAGCTGGTCAAACCCAGTAGAAATGGAGTAAATCTCTGGATGCTCTTTCATTTCCTGCCACTCATCGTATCTTTTACGAGCAGAAGAAATGATATCAACACCCTTGACAGCGGACTTCACTTGCAGATTATCAAGTTGGCTATTCAAATATTCAACGGCGGCCGTGGCATCTGTCTGCATGAGCTCCGCTATTTTCTGAACAACGGGGACGGCCTTAGAGTATAGATACTCTTCATTGAATGTATTTATTAGATACTCGTCTGTCTCCGACACAGACACGATAGAAAAATCAGGAAACTTATGAATGAATGTTTCCTTATCAGGCACATTACCGTATTTCTGATAATGCTCCATGATAAATTGGTACTCGTCTGGGTACGTTATGAAATAATCCGGTGTTATACTGTTCAGCTCAAGTATAGACACACTCTTGTCATTCAAAACTTTTGAAAGAACCTGTAACTCTACCACTGTTACACCCCTCTTCTATCTTCGCCCACGAATTCAATTATGTCACTCGTGTTCCAAATTCTACTTGCGAGCCGCCCGCCCACAAAGTCCTTTAGACGTTCCTCGCCTAAATTGCCTGTGAAGATGTTTGCTCTATTCGCGATTACTCGAGCATCTACGAAGTTGAAGAAAGTTGCGCTGGAGTAATCAGACATCTTAACAGACGACACATCGTCCCATATGACAAGGTCGCAGTCTAAAAGACTCTGCCTGATTCTCTTAAAATCCTCGTCTTCGTTATTCATTCGAAGCCGCTCCCGGTCAAAGAATTCAGGAACAGAAATGAATATACCCCTTGTTCTAAAGCAGTTACCCCTCCACACTTGATTGAAATATGCGGACATGAGTTTCACAGCCCAGCTCGTCTTACCGTTACCAAAGGTTTCTGAAAACAGGTACAGGTTGTTACCCTCGTTGACCCAATTTCTTATGTCGTCCTTGATATCACGAAGGTACACAAACGAATCTCGGTCACCGTTACCTGGAACCAGCCTCTCTGGGTACCATCTGTACCTAGGTATATTAGACAGCTGAAATAAGTTTAGCATTTCAGCGTATCGTACGCAAGTGGGCCCACAGGCATCTCCTTTTAACCCGCATACATCTTCGTACCAACATTTATCTGTCATAGTGACCTCCTTAGAAAATATCCTCTTCAGGTACTCCCTCTAAAGGATTTCTTCTCTTTTCTTCCATTGTCTTTGCCCTAAAAGCGTCAGGTCGTGCCGTATCCCAAGACGGTGTAGAACCCTCCTTGCATTCTTTCGCTAAATACTGCAAGCTCTTCCACCCGTGACCCACGGTATCTTTGACGACTCCAACTCTATCGCGCTCTCGCACAGACGCGAGAATCTTCATCTGCTCCTCTATGGACTGCTCGGGCAGGAGGGAGCCGGAAGCTCCGAGCATTCTGAAGTAGTTTCCGAGCTCTTTCAAAAGTTCTTGACTGAAATTGAACTTCGCTGAAACTCTCTCACACATCGTGATGAACGAGTTCGTTTTCTGAATAGAACTCTTCTTTGGAGTTTTCTTAGTATCGAAGAGTTTCCCTGAATGAGACGGTGATTTTGTAGGGGTCGCGGGTGAAACCCTATCTTGTTTACGTTCTTTATCTTTATTTACTTTATTTAGGGGTAGGTTTTCCAGGGGTGGGTTTCCACCCCCTGGAAACCGGGTGCTGGAATCGAGGTCTTCTTGCACTTCATCTTCAGAACATTCGTTATCTTCTTCTGCGTACTGTGGTTCTTCGTAAACGCAGTATTCATAGACGAAAACGCCCTTTCCAGACTCACGAGAATTCAGCTTGCGAACGACAAGATATCTGTTGTCTTTCAGTTCTTTCAGAGCCGCGTTAATAGCAGTTTGGCCTTCTTTGCAGATTCTGCATAACCCTTCCACGGAATAGTCCCAATCCTCAGGAAGAGAAAGCATTTTGCAAAGAAGGCCAATAGCTTTCAAAGACATATCTTTGTTCTTTAGAATATTGTTTGGTAAAATTGTGAAGTTATCACTCTTTTTCACTGTGAATTTAGACATAGTCGTTTCTCCTTTTTTCTTAAATCATTAAAAAAAGCTCTTGTGTTGTCGCACCCGAATTATCAAATGGTGGTTGAATGATGCCACTCAGTCAACACCAAAACCAGTTCGATAAATGGGAAGTCGCGGATGCGACAACACAAGAGCTTTTATTTCATTGTGTAAACTGGTTGATGTCGGCGTTGGTTGAGTGGCAAGTTTAAGTATAACACCCTCACGCACATAGCGCAAGGGTGTTATAGTGGTTTCTTGAATTTGTGCTGTATCAGCTGTGAAGAACGCTTTCCAGCTGGTTGTCAACTTCAGCGTTCACGGCATCCCACAGGGCGGCCTTTTCTGCCTCAAGGTCTGCGCCTTCCGGAATGACTCGCTCTTCACTGAAAGTGAACTTGTAGTACGTTCCGTTGATTTCGCGAGTCAGGCCGCTGTCAGCACGAATGACAGTTGTTACGCCCTGCACCGGTACAGCGCCAGGGTCGGGCGTAGCTTGCGAGAGAGCGTCGTTCTCGTTGGTCTCTGCGGTTTCTTCAGCGGGTTCCGGCGGGCATGGTTCGTATGCTTCGCACACGTCTGGCGCGAGATACGTTTCCCCCTTTTCTTCCACGTGAAGTCCGTCGCATTTGGAGCAGTATTCGTCTTCAGGGTCTCCTGCGAACCTGCACTTGATGATTTCGGGTTCTTTACTCATTTTACATTCTCCTTATTTTTAGATTCCAGTTCTTTATTCCACTGGTTTATATCTATGCCGCGACGCTTGAGCATCTCGGTACATAGCCACACATCATCGTCGCTACTCATTTGATAACGATGTACCAGCGCGGTTATTTGTTCACCGAAGGTGTCGTGAAATCTACGAAGTCGCTTTTTACCGAAACCAAATTCAGTCATCAAGACATAGAGAACAGTCGCGTCAACTTCTTCCATTTTTTTCTTATCCATTTCAGCAAGCTGACGTCGTATTTCCATGTTCATTGCTTTCTTCTCAGCATTGGTTAAAGTTGCTCCGTATACTCTACCTCCAGCTTTCTTAATCTGCATGGCCGGTTCCTTTCTCCCTACGAAGCTCAATCAAGGTCATGACAGAATAGGTAGCCAAGTCCTTAAGAGTGTCTTCGATGCTCTCGTCCTGTACTTTCTGAGAAGAGTTCTTAGTAAGAGAGCAGAGCCTATTCAGCTTATCTGTGAGCCTGATACAGGGCATTGGCATACCCCATTCCTCAAAACTCTTTCCGAAACTGTCACCGTAGTCCCAATTCTTCGCGGCGTAAAGTTCCGCCATCTCTCCACAAATTGAGACGAATTCTTTCACTTTATTCTCGTGGTCTTCCTTCGTGTACATTATCGAATCCTCCTCATGGCATTCTTTGCGTTTTCATAGGTACCGAGGGTGATTGTATGTGCATCCCACAGGAACGAATTCATGGCATCGTATGCGTAAGACGCGACCTCCTGCATCTGAGGGTGAGCGGCAGGAGACATACGAAGATTGAAGAAGTGGCACCACTCCATCAGGGGCGCAGTCATGATAAGTTCCGTTTTCAGACTGTTGGGGAGTACGTCCCTCGCCTCCTGAGGAGTTCCACCGTCTTCGAGAATTGCATTGTATGCAGTCTCTGCGCTCTCACAAGCAACAAACCAGTTGAGATACCGTGTGGAGTTCTCCTTGAAGAAACAGGGTTTAATCACCGTAATTTCTCCTCCGAATTTTCCGTTACGGTAATTGCAGTACCGAGTGGACTCCTGGCAGAAAGATGCAGGGCGGTGTCTTACAATTTCATGAGTGACACCACGGTCACAGATAAACTTCACAGACACATCTTCATGGACCAGCCGCTGATAGGTAGACACGAGCTCATTTGTAGAAATCTGTCTGATACTCCATTTCCCTCCCTTGAGGTTAAACGGAAAGTCATTCTTGAATTCAGGAAACAGAATAGGGTTAGCTTCTACGAAGTCGTTCATGTAAGGAGGCACGCCCTCGAAGCAGAAAAAGTCTCTCCATGCTCTTACGTTACCGGATACAACGTATCCGTCAGAATCTGTGAATCTGAGATACATCTTCACCGGGTAACGGTTTTCTACGAACATGACTTTCTCTCTGATGTCTTCATACACGTTGTATGAAACCTGAAAGATGAACGATGCGTGTTCCAGCACAGCTTCGTGGCCTCTCTTAATGATGTTCGCCACAAACTTTTCAGCGGAATCTTCCGTGATTTTATCCTCGGACTTGTAGCACACACGACCGCATTTTTCGATTTTCTTGATGGGGTCGTTCTCTACAAGGACAGATGCCTGAGCATTGATGATTTTCATTACTTTTTCACCTTTCCTAATCTCAGAGTGACAGTAGGGGCCTTGGGGGTGACAGCAGGTGCGAGAATCTCGGCATCCACCTCATGAGCATAGACGAGTTTTTCCATCTCGTCATCGTCGATGTACTCACGAGTCTTGACCACCTTTGCAAACTGCTCGGGCGTCAACGCCTTACGAAGAATTTCGATTGCCTGCAACTCGTTGACCTCCGAGTTCTCAGTGACCGTGATGTACGCACGGATATCGCCTGCGATAAACTCCGTTTCATTACGGTTCTGCAGACCTTCCTTAATCTGCGTACCGTAATCCGACACAGCCTTTTTGACTGCTTTCTCAGATTCCTTGGCGTCCTTATACGCCAGAACAGCAGATTCCAGTTCTGCGTCCGTCATCTTTCCGATGTCCAGCTTTCTTCTTGTTGCCATTGTGTTGTCCTCCTCAATTAAACTGATGTTTTATGTCGGCCTTTGACAGCCCCTTATTTGTAAGAGCTCTGACTCCACGTTTGCCCCAAAGTCTTGCGGCATTGTATTCAGACATAGCTCCCTTATAAGGCCCTCTGATGTTGTCCCTAAAAGTGACAAGGTAATGGAGGTCTTCCTCCTTGATGTACTTGGTTCTCTTTCTATCTAGATAATACAGGGGCGGTAGATACAGGCCCTCGGGTTTCTTTAGGTCTGAGTTCCACCAGTTGTACCATCTATATAGTGTATCGGTAGATATGTCGAGATACTGCGCTACCTTATTGGGGGGCCAATATCCCGCATTCAGTGTCTTCATTTATTCACCTCCTTATCCAAAGCAGAAGTACATACCATCTTGCTCTGCGTATATATCGCCTTGTACGAATTCTGCTTGAAAAATAACACCCTCTGGGCAAACAGGCTCATTTGCCTCTAAGACTTCTTGAGCGATTTTATACGCTCTTTCTACCGCGTGTGCTTCTGCCTGTGAACTTGCTCTATCGGGCCATACAATACCTGTCCAGTATAATCTTCCATACTGTCGCTCCGCTGTCGCGACTTCGTAAAAACTATCTGGAAATCTTGAATCGTTTACACGGTTCAAAAATACCTGCGCTACAAGACGTCTTGTGCCATCTGAAACTCTGTCCCCGCCCGCTTCTTGATAGACGATAAGTGCGAGTATCTCCAGTTCTTCGTCTGTGTAGGTTTTATCAGGTGCTGGGTCGATATGTACAAGAGACTTTTCCACAGTTTCCACAATGTTTTCCACAGGCTCATGTACATCATGAGAGGGCTGTACACATACAGTCGTTTCTACAGGTGCGCCCCGTGGTTCAGATACCTGAGTACGCAACATGATGATACCGGACAGAACAAAAATCATCGATAGTAGGAGCATTCCTGATATAAGTTTCTTCATCTCAACCTCCAAAAGTTAATAGATACGAAAGAACATTGTCCACATTCTTCCCGTCTACCTTGCCGTCTACGAGCAAGTCCGCCATTTTTCCTTTCTTCTGAACAAGATTGTAGACGCCCTCGTCTACTGTGTCTCGAGTCAAGATTGTGACTACACGAACCGTTCCTCTTGTACCGATTCGGTGTGCTCTGTCTTCAGCCTGGTCTTTGATTCCTCTGTTCCACGGCTCATCTACGAAGATTACAAGCTGCGCGGCGGTAAGTGTGAAACCGGTGCCCAAAGCGCCTATCGTGCCAATCATGACCTTACAGTTGGGGTCGTTCTGGAATCTATCTTTCTCTTCCATTCTTTGAACAGAGCCCACCTCACCCGTAATATATGCCGGGTTGTACTTCTTGAGTTTATGCCGAATCACATTCGTCATCTCACTCCAGTTACTGAAAATGATTGCCTTTCCACCTACGGATACTTCATCTTCCACAAGTTCTTCCATACGGTCCATCTTCGCAGATTTTGTAACCGTACTGGATAGAATGCCGGGGTACCCTGTGACTTGACGCAGGCGCAACATTTCAGACAGCGGGTCAGGGTGAACCTTAACCTTGTCGATATTATCACGAACCTGGTCCCTCACGTCTTTATACAGAGACTTCTGTTCAGGATAGGCATCTACCCACTCGATGGTATGAACCTTAGGCGGCAGGTCAAGAACATCTCCCTTAACCCTTCTAAGCATCACCTTAGACACCATTGAACGGAGCTCGTCTAGATTTTTATATCCGACGATTTCTTTTCCGCCAAATCCGCCCATCTTGCAATAATGCTGTTTATAGGCGTAGAAACTATGAGTTTCAAATCCAGACCACCTTAAAGGCAGGTACAAATCCAGCGGGTTATTTAATACGAAAGTACCCGACATTGGAATCTTAGGACCCTTGCAATCAATAGACAGAAGAGCCTTACCTTGCTGGCTATCAGGGTTCTTCGCCTTGTGAGCTTCATCAAAAGCAATCATTCCAATGATTCCTTTATCACACAGTTCTTGAATTTTCTCTGCAATAGGGAATCTCATGACTGTGCGTTTTCCTTGCTTTTCTTTGAAGCTACCGCCCCTGAGTGTTTCGATATTGGTAATCCAAAAGAACTGATGGGGGATATTGTTAAGGTCTTCCATCTTGTCTTTTGTGCTACCCTCAATCATCTTAATGGGCGGCCGTTTTGTGAATCGAGTACCTAGAATCCACGAATCTTCTCTGCTGTGAATTTTGACCTCATCTGCCCAGTTATACTTGTTACCGTTGATTCCGCAGATGATAAGACAATGTTTTAGACCATCTGTCTGTTTTCTGCACATAGCAATATCGATAATTTCTTTTGTCTTTCCAAGGCCCTGATCGTCTCCAAGTAAGAAACTCTCATGCTCAAGACCGTAGATTACACCCTCCATCTGGTGTTTGTAGGGCTTGGTGGTAAATACGAACCCCGAAGGCAGTTGTGCGTGAGACTGGGGTGTCTCGTGGCGCATCTCACCGCGTAACAGCACGTCATAGTCGCGTAGCCTGCTCATGAGCATTGGTACAGCGGACTCTGGTATTTCCCATGTCTTCTTGTCCGGAATGTAGACTCTTGTACCCATACTTTTGATAATGGACACGAGATTAGATTCGTATTCAAATGATACAAATGCAGAAAGTTTTGAAAGTGATGTAGGTTTCAATCTTTCCGGCTGGGCGATTTCAATATATACCATATCGCTCCTCCTTTCATCATAGTGTATTGTACTACATATTATTCTAAAATGCAAGCATTTCTTAAAAAAAAGTGTGCGGCTCGCTGAATGAACCGCACACATATTTATATAGGCTCTAAATAGCTGGACTGTCTCTACTTTCTTCATCTGAACTAACGAAATTGCTCGCCTTTGCAGATTCGAAAGTTATCCCGCCCCGCTTGTGGTCGGACTTTGCGAGAGAAAGGTAACCATTTGCTCCTGCAATGATTACCGCTTCCCCCACTCCCGTCGCGGCTGTGAGCCAGGCAGCGGCGGCGGTGTAGCCGCTCTTGATGCACATATACATCAAGAACAGGCATTCTTGAACGATGATGAACCCAAATACCATTGCGATAAGGCACACCATCTTACTCCATTGAATTTTCCGCTTTCTGCGCTTTGCGGTGGTGCGCCTTCCTCTTGCCATTACTTCAGCCCGAACTTTTCAGCAAATCTGCTGAGGACGGTTGCAAACTGCTCACGAGTCAGGAAGTCCTGCCACATATAGTTAGGCTCGCCATTGGGAAGAGGAGACCCGCCCACGAGAATGCCGTTCTCTACGACGAACTTTCTTCCCTTCTCACTGTACTGGCCGCAGTCATTGTCCTGAAGCTCGGCGCGGTAGGCAGCCATAGCTACCTTGAACATCTCGTTGAATTTATCCTGAGTCATTTCTTCTTCAATCTCCTCTCCTGCAAGACTCCAATCAGGGCGGCCATAGCCGGCAATCTGACTGTAACTCATCTTGTAACTCTTGTTTCGTACGGCTCCACCGTTCGGGACGACACCAGGTGCGCTTGAGGTGTTGCCCTCAATGGTGTAGACTCTACCGCCCTCAACCTTCTCCACAAGGCCGGTATGGTACGAGCTCGCACCGCCGTCGTTCGTGAAGAAAATCTGGTCGCCGGGCTGGGGGTCCTTGAAAAAGCGTCCGGCCTTTTTGTAGTATCTCATGCTGTAGGTACAGCCCGCACCCTCGCCCTTCTTGGGCTGGAAAGTCATTTCCATACCCAGCTCAAGACCGAAAGTGTAGATGAAGCAGTAGTCTACAAAGCAATCGCACCAAGCATAGCCGTTCTTCTTACCGTTGTAGACAACTCCAAGGTCGTCCAGAAATGCCGCGAATTTATTCCAGTTATTATAGCCGGCGTTCGCGGTTTTGTCGTTGAGCTGAGAATTAGTAGCTTTTTCAAGGTACCCAATTTCAGATCTTGCGGTTTTAATTACTCGGGTCTGCGGTGTCATGTTCGTCTTCCTCCTTGATTTTAACACGCTCATCAATGTAAGGCGGCTCTTCAAGTTCGACGGGCTCGGAGGGCGGATTAGGGTTGTCAGAACCGGGAGTTGTAGTTGTAAGCATATCTTTCAGTTTCTTAATAACGTCTACCGCGTAGGCTGTAAACGCGGCAAGCATCACGAGGGACACAGCCGTCATCAAATTGACTGTCTGCCCATCGATGTCCACAACCATAAGGTTCGGGTTGAGATAACCTGCGAAATAGACAGCGATGAGTGCGACAGCTACAACACCGCCCTTGATGCACCCATTACGGAATTTAACCTTATCCCAGTCACCCTCGATGATTGCACTCGTAGACCCGAGAGCAATATTGGCGAGGATGACAAGAATAAGACCCGCCGCGAGTCGAATGATGGTCATATCCAAAATATTCATTGTTTTTCCTCCTCATACTTTCGATATAAGTTTACACAGTTTTCTAAGGTCTGCCTCTTCAGCGTCGTAGAACTTATTAGACCACAGCCAGAAGTCTTCAAAGTCTTTACGTCTCAATTCATTTGCCCAGGGGTCTTTCCACAAAATCTGCCAACGCTCTTTAACCTTAGGGTTATCGGGCGTGGGAAGACTCAGCAGTTTCAGAATGTCGTTGATTAGGTATGCTCGTTGAGACACATCAGGAGAATTTGCCTGTACAAGATAATCCTTCTGCATCTGACAATCGTCGTTGCACAGAATATCATCTTTCCAGTAAATAATTCCATTGACACACTTGAGCATCGTACCGTAGGGAATATTTACTTTTTCCCCTGTCCGACTCAAAGCTCTGAGTCGTTTTCTTACCATGTACTGTCCGTCCATGTTCAGGCCTCCGTATTATTCGGTTACTTCTGTCCAGCCATAAACGCCAGGTTCCCAGACGTTCGACGCGACGTCGGACTTCCAATTCTTCCCGTTGTGGGACACCTTTGCGTCTTTCTCGTATGCGTCATGAGCCCCAACAGGCTGAGACCATGCGGGCCACTCTTCAGCGGGGTCGCTGGTTTTGCTCCACAGACTGGACGCTGTGTCAGGTGTCCAGTCAGCTTGAGAAGTATGAGCCTGGACGCACTTATAGAGAACTTCCTTATACCTACGAATTTGACCCACCGTGTAAGCAACAGGGTATGCCCACTCACTGAACAAGTCAGCGTGTTCGGCTGCCGTAACAGGGTCAATAGACCCGGCCTCGGCCATCGTGACAAACGTGATACCGTTGACAACCTGGGCCTTCTGAACTTCAGTGGCGGTACATACTTCGCAGAACTGAACTTCTCGTGCATTCTCGATACCTCCGTTGGTACCAAGAGTGAAGGTCTCACCGTTGAAGGCAATTCCCTGTGCTTCGTCCTCTGCACACAGTACGAAGCAACCGTTATCGGCCTTTTTAATAAACGTGAGTTTATCAGCTACGCCGATTTCGGTTCCGTTTTCGAAGATTTTGAACATACCGTACCTCCTATGATGTTATAGTATAGACGATTTAATTTTAATACACGGTTATGGTCGTTATAACTCATGTAATATCCTCTTATTGAAGCATTATACCACTCAGCCACCTTATCCTTCGTCATTTTACCCTCTTTCAACTGTCGAGCGAAGAAGTGCATCTTATGACGAGTTCGTTTAAGACTGTCTCTATTTCCTCTGCAAACAACCTTTCCGGTATCTGTCAAGAAGAATGTGGCCTTACAGTATTTGAACTTGCTTGTGAGTGGTATTATTTTACACTTGTTTCGGTTTATTTGCAACCCCTTAT